TGGATTGAATGTTCTTCGTATTATTAATGAGCCTACTGCTGCTGCTTTGGCGTATGGGTTGGATAAGAAGTTGACGGGGGAACAGAATGTGGTGGTGTTCGATATGGGCGGCGGGACACACGATGTTTCACTAATTACTATTGATGACGGTGTATTTGAAGTAAAATCAACGTCTGGCGATGGTCATCTCGGTAAATTTTCAATGATTTCATGCTATTAAATCTTTGCTGCCGAGAATAAAGAACTTTAATTGCGGGAAACCCCTAAAGTTGTAACATTAGTTTAAATAAAATTAATCCACTACCAAATCATTCTGGTAACAGTGATGACGGCATAGAGTAATTATCTATGGTATGGTAAAAAGGTGGCAAATTAAGATTTGAGAAATCTTAAATGGGCAATCCGCAGCCAAGGGTCCTTGAAAGAGGATCAAGGTTCAACGACTACTCAAAGTATCCTAAACATATTATGTTGTATAATAATGCATGGAAAAATGGGCACGAATGGGTTCCTGTATATCTAAATATACAGAAGATATAGTCTGAACTTACAGGAAACTGTAAGAAGTATGGATAAAGAACCATACGATAACATAATTGGGAGAAGATATTGATAATATTCTTGTAGAATGGTCTGTACAAGAATTTGAAAAGAAAAACAAAGGTGTAAATGTAAAAGATAATAAAAGAGCGCTTCGTCGTCTGCGTACGTCATGTGAACGTGCCAAACGTAGTCTTAGTACTACTACTACTGCAACGATTGAAGTGGATGGTTTTGTAAATGGTCTTGATTTGAACTTGTCAATTACACGTGCAAAGTTTGAGGCATTGTGTGATTCTATTTTCCGTCGCACGATTGTTCCTTTGGAGCAGGTATTGAATGATGCTAAAATGTCAAAGGCAGATATTCACGAGGTTGTTATGGTAGGTGGCTCTACTCGCATTCCTAAAATTCGTGAATTGGTAAGTGCATTTTTTAATGGCAAAAAACTGAACGATTCCGTTCATCCAGATGAAGCTGTTGCATATGGTGCTGCAGTTCAAGCACATATTCTTACCGCTGGTGCGGATTCTAAGGATCGTACTTCTGATTTGATTTTGTTGGATGTTGCTCCTTTGTCTCTGGGATTGGAAACTGCTGGAGGTGTTATGACTCCATTGATTAAACGAAATACTACTGTACCATGCAAGAAATCACAGACATTTTCTACTTATGCTGACAATCAGCCTGGTGTACTTATTCAAGTGTTTGAAGGAGAGCGTCAATTCACTCGCGACTGTAATCAGTTGGGTAATTTTAAGTTGGAAGGTATTCCTCCTATGCCTCGTGGTATTCCTCAAATTGAAGTATCATTTGATGTGGATGCAAACGGTATTTTGAATGTAAACGCTTCTGAGAAATCAACTGGTAAATCAAATAAGATTACGATTACAAATGATAAGGGGAGATTGAGTAAAGAGGATATTGACCGTCTTGTACAAGAAGCAGAGAAGAATGCAGCAGATGATAAAGTTCGGATGGAACGTGTTGACTCAAAGAATGGATTGGAGTCCTATCTGTATAATACTCGCAATACCGTTCGCGAAGATAAAGTTAAAGAAACTCTGGGAGAAGATACTGTTAAGGATGTAGAAGGTTGGGTACAGGAGGGAATTAGTTGGTTGGAATCACATCCTGATTCAGAAAAGGAAGAATATGATGCAAAACAGAAAGAATGTGAAGATAAGATTCGTCCTGTTATGATGAAGTTGTATCAAGGAGGACCTGGAGAAGGTGTTCAAATGGGTCCTGGAGTTCAAACAGAAACTACTCATGGTCCAAGTGTAGATGAAGTAGATTAAAGATATTTTTATACATACTATATATGGCATCTGCTGAATATAAAAATTTATATAAATTCTTAACAGGATTAGTTGTACAAAGTAAGTGTGTGGAGCCGAAGGTAGAGCCGAAGGTAGAGCCAAAGGTAGAGCCAAAGGTAGAGCCAAAGGTAGAGCCAATCATAGAGCCAATCATAGAGCCACTTATAGAGCCAAAGGTAGAGCCACTTATAGAGCCAAAGGTAGAGCCAATCATAGAGTTGAAACCAGATCCAAAACCAGAGCCATCAATTCCACGTATGATTACTACAGATAATGAAGTTATTCATCTTATTCTTGAATCTGATATTATCCGACGAAAAAGAGGTAGACCTCGCAAAATAGTAGAAAATACACAGCAATTGTAATAAAAAAACTATATATTAAATGTATATATTATTAAATATGATATATTTAATAATAACCACATGTATACAAAATAAATTTGGAAGTATAAATCCAGAAGTAAGAAAAACACAATATTTATCTGCAATTTCAGAAACATTACAATATCTTCCCTCCGAAATTATACCAATTATTGTTGAAAATAATGGAAAACGACCAACCTATCTGGATAATTTTTATCATAATAATAATCCTGTAATTATTATCTATACAGATAATAATACGGTTCCTTATATAAATAAAGGTATAATTGAGTTATATGATATAAAGTATGTAATAAAACAAATGAATATTAATGATAATGATATGATTATTAAAATAACAGGAAGATATCATGTAACGTCCTCTTTCTTTTTTAATCAAATACTTCAAAATGAAATTGTTCAAAATGAAACAAGATATGATTCTTTTTTTAAATTTTACAATGTTTGTACAAATGAGTTTAATGCACACGACGGTGTATTAGGATTATATGCAATGCGTTCTATTTATATACAACTATTGAATCATCTATTTTTACAAAAGTATGCATCTTCTGAAATTGCATTTGCAAAATTTATTCGTTTAAATATTATAAATTTTAAAGAAATGGATAGACTTGACTTGGAATGTATATTTGCTGAAAACAATGTAAGATTACATGTATAACCAGATGTGTAATTTTGTATCTTTACAATTCATATCTAAGATAGAATGTCGTGGGACTATGTAAAACAAGATATATATAAAAAATGGAGAGAATATTGGTTTAATACACATTCTCACGATATTGCAACATATTCATGGGATTTTCTTTTTACAGGTGGAAAAGAGATTCGTTCTACACTATTTTATGAATTATGGCGATATTTATCTCCGGATATTGAAGTGTGTGGTGAATTGGCATTTGCAATTGAATGTATTCATGTTGCAAGTCTAATTTTAGATGATACTCCATGGATGGATAATGCAGATGAACGACGTGGTAAAAAAACATTACATCGTGTATTTTCACCCAAAAAAGCTATATTGATTTGTCATGATATCATGTATATGGTATATCTTATATGGTTAAATAATAAACCTGCGCACATTGATATAAAACAATGGCAAGAATTAATGAAGGATAAATTACAACGTTTAATGATTGGTCAATGGTATGATTTAAATAAAGAGGGTAGTTTAATTGAACTTGCATCATTAAAGACAGGAGTGCTGTTTGAATTTGTTACAGAAACAGTTGCATTATGTATTGGATTAGATACTACTTTTTGGAGAATATGGGGAAATAATTTAGGAATTTTATTTCAATGGACAGATGATTGGAAAGATATGGATGAAGATATAGTACAGAATAATCGTAATGCATTTAATGAAGATTATGATTGCACTTTACAAAATTATATAAATATATGGAAAAAAATAGAGAATAGTATTGGTCCAAGTTGGTTTTTTAAACCATTCGGTTCATTTATGAAATCATATTTTACACAGACCATTACAGATAAATTAGATACAGTATCTTTGTATAATTTATCTGATTTATTTATTCCATATCCTATTCCTATTCATTCAGATGTAATACAGATTAATAAAAAACGTATCTTTACTATTTTAAATGGAAATGATATTATTAAAAAAATGTTTATAATATCAGATCATTTATTTACAAGATTTGATATATACAGTAAAAAATATATGGATCTATATTTGAATATGAAAGATATATTCTGGCGTATTACAGAAGATGAATGGAAAAATGATCCAACAATTAGAGATACTCTGCATAGTATAGTAGATGATATACTAGATGAAATAGAAGATGACAAGATTGACCAATTATATCGCGCAGATATAAAGAGAATAGTAAAGGATGCATTAAATGAAATTGAATATCACACAGTGGATGAAGTACCTGAATTGCATTTAGTAGATATTAAAGAAGCTGTACAGGAAATTATAAATAAGATTGAACATAGAGATCTTATACCAGAAATAAAAAATACATTACATACAGTGATGCATGAAATTGAAAAAAGAGAATAGATAATTTATTGTTTTTATATTTTATATTTTTATATTTTATATTTTATATTTTTACATTTTATTGTTTTACAGTCGCAGCAGCTGCACTTGCAGCACTTGTCGCAGCACTTGCTGAAAGTGATCCTACTCTTGGTTGTCTGCGTTTTACACTACTTACTCCAACCGGTTTTAGAGAAGGAGCTCCAATCGCATTACGCCATGCAATTCTCATTTTCTGAAACATTTCTACACATCCCTTTGCAGCATTCGCCAATGCAAGTTTTGCAGTTTTCTCATTCCCATCTTCTACTCCAATTCTTAGAACCATTTCATCACGAAGGGGATGCGGTACTGCATATCCTGCATACTCAATTTTAGGAGAGGCAGTACCTTCAATATGATTTTCAACCAACCATGTTTGAAGTAAATTACCTAACGTATGATCATGTCCTGGAATACGAAAATCATATCCAATAAGTTTTGAATCAGCATGTGAAATAGTAATTTCACGTGGTAGATTATTACTATCTGTGTAGCGACTACACATATTTTCTCCTACTTCACATGCACGTTCCACAATATATGGAACGGACAAAATACCAATTGTTTCAATCGTAAAGTCAAAACTATAAGGCTCTTCTTTTTCATTTGTTTTAAAACAACGCTTAATTTGCATTGTATTGAATTCGCGATCTAATTCCGCATATCTTGCAGATGTTTTATCAATTGCACTAATTTTTTTAGCATCCAACAACCATTGCATAAACATTTCATCAATTCGTATTTTATCATTTTCATTTGTTTTATCTAAAAGTGAATATTCATAGGAACATTGCGATACAGGCGAAAATCTTGCATGCTCACGACCAGTTCCTTTAGTAGCTTTTGCGATAATATCAATAGACTGCTGTTTAGAACCTGCTCCTGGTTGAAGAGTAGCAATTAAGCAAGTTGAATTGGTAATAGGGTTGACTGGAAAGAATTGCTCAGTAGGAACAATACGTTGATTGTCTTCATCTACTTTTGTATCTTCATCTTGTACTTGTGCTTCAACTTGTGTTTCAATTACTTTAAAATCAGATGCAGTAACATACTTTGTATTATCTTTAGTACCATCCACTTTTAGAATAAATTTATATTTATCTTCTTTCCATTCATTTGGTTTTGTAACATAAATTGGAATTAAACCGATACGGTCAGCTAACATTTCATTTGTCATTGGAGTATCATTTCTCTTTACAAAGACATCCGTAGTAGTTCCTGTAGAGCTCATATCTGAACGAAATGCAACAGTTTCAATGCCTGTTAGAATAATACGACGAAGAGTATTAGCATAGGCAACATTAACTGGTGAAAGTGTAAAGGCATACACATTTTTATCAGCGCTTTGTTTAAGATTAGAGAACTCCATTTTCTATCCTATCTTCCGAATGATTTATTTAAATCAATTTTTATGAATTGTGTAATTTAATTTTTTAGAATTATGCGTTTAAGCAGATGATGATTCGTTCGTAAAGTAGAAAAGAATGAGTAGACCTGCTCCCATTCATATTTGCTTTTATTCAAATCGTTGTGATTGGTCTAAAGTATTTATTGAAGAAATCTCTAAAACAAATTATCATACTCAATTTCGTTTTATTTGTGTGGATCCTTCACCTAATCGTCCACAATTGCCAAGTTGGTTAAAACAGACTCCGACTCTTGTTATTTCAGGAGATCCTGAACCAAGAGTAAACAGTGATGTAATGAATTGGTTATACGAACAGAAAATGAAAGATGGTGAAAAGAATGGAGCACAAAATGGAGTAAAAGGTCCTGTAGACCCCGAGCCTTATTTAGATATGGAAATGGGAGGTGGATATGGAGATAGTTACTCCTTCTTAGGAGAGGATACATCTGCACAAGGAAATGGTGGAGCATCTATGCAACATAACTTTACATATCTAAATGGACAAGATTCAGTTAGTACAAGAGAAGCATCTACATTTCAAACTACAAGTTCCAATCAAAAGCGGAGTAAGAAAGAGGAATTATTTGACCAACAATACGAACAAATGATGAAGAGCAGAGATAATTCCATCAATAGACCCGTTCAACGATTATAATTGACACCAATCTAAAGCTTTATTCATAAAATATACATAGCATAAATGTCTTATCTTAGTGCATTTACAACCCAACTTGTTAATTTTTTTGATGAATTATGTACTACATTTCCAGAGGAAAAAGAAATTAAATGGGCAGCAGAAGGAATTAAAGGTGCTAAAAAGATTAATCCACGCTTGGTGTTAGATTTGTTTAGGGAACATGTATACAAAGATTGTGCCGAAGCAATTTTTGAAAAAGATGCAGATTTTATTCGCGATGTTGTACGACAAAAGTTTACAACACAATTTAATGAAATGAGCTATGTATTAACTATTTTTGATAAACATTGGGATACTATGGGGCAAAATAATAGAAATGTAATTTGGCAATATCTGATAGTGCTATGCCAACTCTCCGATAAATCAATTAATTCTTAGATTATGTAATACTTTATTTTACAAACATGTGTTTATTTTTTGTTATGTTACAAATCATAATTTAAAGAGATGTTATTAACCCATAAGAAGAATGGCAGATCCGACTCCTGATTCAAATGATATCTCTATGTTCCAACAGAAATACAATGAGTTTGTAGAAGATTTATTGGGAGCCCTTCCAGAATATACTGCACAAATTAACACATCTAAAGCATTAGATACTGCTACACGTCTTTCAAGATTTCAACAAGAAGTTAAAATTACGAATGCATTTGATAATCAATCTGAGGAGCACACTAAAAATCCTGGTAGAATTCTACCTGATGTAGAGATTACAGATGATGTATGGGTATCGTTATCTGATAATACAAAGAATGCAATTTGGGAACATGTTCGTATTTTGTCTATTTGCTGTTTTATGGAATCAGGAAGCGATGATTCAAAACCTGCATGGATGGATGATATTATGAATGAGATGAAGAAGAAATTGGAGGGTGTTGATTTTCAAGATATTATTAAAAAATTTATGAAGTTTTTTAAACCAAAGGATGATGATGGAGATGCAGATGACGAAGACGAGGAAAAAAAAGATGGTTCTAAAATGCCATCTTTTGAGAAACTATTTGAAAATGGATTTCCAAAGCTTCCTGAAAAATTCCTAAAAGGTCAATTGGCAAAGTTAGCTCAAGAAATTGTAAAAGATATTACTCCTGAGGATTTGGGAATTAGTCCAGAGATGGTAGCAGAATGTGAAAAAGATACGTCCCGGGCTTTTACTGTTTTATTTTCAACATTTACAAAGAATCCTGCATTACTACAAAAAACTATTGCAAAAATTGGAAAACGACTTCAACAGAAAATTCAATCAGGTGCAATTCGTCCTCAAGAGATTGCACGTGAAGCAGAAGAATTAATGAAGGAGTTTTCTGAAAATGACAGTTTTGTTGAAATGATGGATGGAATTAAAAAAGCATTTGGATTTGAAGACATGGGTCTTGCACGTAAAGCAGGAAAAGAAGGAAGTGCAAGATTACATATGGCAAGAGAGCGATTAAGAAAAAAGCTAGAAAAGAAGAAGGAACAACTGGGTAAGAAATAAAGTTTCTAAGGTTTAGGATAATGAGACACAATAAGACATGTGAAGCACCATTTTGGAAAGATGGTTCCGTCTTATTTAAAGATTTTACATTACAATATAAACCACAATGCGAGCATTCACCAAGTAATTTTATAGCCCGGATTATAATTATATCATTATTTGTTGGATTGATTGGAAGTGTTTTAGGAGGATTATCTGTGATTATGGTAGCATTATTATTTGGCTGTATTACTGCATTTGCAATTGTTATGATGACACCTTTGCCTGTAAATGATTCTGATGAGAAAGATTTAAAACAGTTTGAACACAGAAAAAAGAATAGTAAAGAAAAAGATAACAGTTATCATACATTACCATATGAAGCAAATGTAGTTCCATCTGGATATGTGGCACCTATAAAAGAACACTTTGTGAATGGTGGATCATCTGTTGGAAGTACACAACCAATAGAGCAACCAATTGGTAAAGTTGAAATAGATGGATTTCCGTATTCAGGTCCTGCCTTACCTGATTATACTCCACCCACTTCAAGAAATCTTTTTATGAATATTTTAAATGATGAAATGAAATTTAATCCTGAGCGCCCTCCTGCTGCTCCAATTGATCATCCGATTGTAAAACAAACGATTGATGATTATTTTAGAGTTCAATGGTTTTCAGATCCAACAGATGTGTTCGGAAAGAATCAAAATCAACGACAATTTATAACACAGCCGTCTACGACTGTCCCAAATGACCAAGGTGCATTTGCAGACTGGTTATATAAGATTCCTGGAAAAACATGTAAAGAAGGTGGACGTGAAGCATGCTTGTCAGGAACAGATAGTGGTACAATTCCTTGGTTAAATCATTCATCTTAATTCATAATAAAACATTACAAGGCATAAAATGATTGAGTTTGAAGTGTTAATTTCGCAATCTAACTGTCTTTCAGACTTTTTTGATACATCTACAAAATTATAATAAAGATTGTTTTGATGACATTCTTTTTTATAATAATATTTTTTATGCCTTATTAGTTCAGAGATAATGGAGATTAATAGATTAACTCATTCAAGAGATGACCTCTGTGGCATTCAATCATTCTATTCACAATCTGCTGGTCCTGGTCGTTATATGACAACAAACTTAGTCCCTAAAGCTACCGGCGTTAATCCAGTTGCTGTGAATCAATTACTTATTTATCCCCGCGAAGGTTATGGTTACAATAATGCATCCATTGACGCAGATTCTATTCTTCGTAACCAGATTTCTTTTAAAAATAATCGCTGTCAAACACGTCCTCAAGCGCGTCCGTTTTTAAGTGTACCTTACATGGCAGGTGGCAATCCTTCTCGTGATGTAGAGAGTCTTTTATTACATTCAGAACAAATCCGTATGGGTAAAGAATGCGGTACAGTCACTGAGCAATTCTTTTCTCAACAATACACTCCTATGATTCCTATTCTTAAAAATAATATTCAAAATCCTAAAAATATTATTCCCGAAGTTGCTTCACCTGGATGGATTAATGGAGGTATCCCTTCCAGATCCTATTTGCGTGATGTAAATTGTTAATTTCTACATAGTAGATACTATAATTATTTTTATTTTTAATAATTAGAAATGAGCTCTATGATAAATAAAGCCAGACTACGAGCTGAAAAAGATGCAATTGCTGCGGCAAAACGAGCTGAAAGAGCCGCGAAAGAGGCTGCTGCTGATGCAAAACGAGCTGAAAGAGCTGAGAAAGCTGCAGCAGCCGATGCTAAAAGAGCCGAAAAAGCTGATAAATTTAGACAACAGGAAGATCACCGTCTACATGTATATGCAGCTGCAAATGAAGCTGGAATTCCTCATAATATGATTAAATACGTAAGTAGTAAGAACGTTTCAAAACATATTAATGAAGCTAGACGTCGTTATACTACATTAAAGAAGAAACAAGACAAAGTATTACAAGGACCTACTACTGCACAAATCATACAACAATTAAAACAACAAGCAAGTGAACTTGGATATACTAATGCAAATATTGGTCGTATTACCTCAAAGATGTCTATTCAAAACATTATTAATCAAGCTGAAAAACGCAAAGGGAAAATGACTTTGGCACAGGAGAAGAATGCGCGTATACAAATGATTAAAAATGCTTTAGCTGAGCAGGGATATAATATCAAGAATGTAGGTCGTATTACCTCAAAGATGTCTATTCAAAATATTCTTAATCAAGCTGCTAAACGCAAAGGAAAAATGACTTTGAAACAGGAGAAGAATGCGCATATACAAACAATTAAAAATGCTTTAGCTGAGCAGGGATATAATATCAAGAATGTAGGTCGTATTACCTCAAAGATGTCTATTCAAAATATTCTTAATCAAGCTGCCAAACGTAAAGGAAAAATGACTTTAGCACAGGAGAAGAATTTAAGAAAACAACAGATTATTCAAGCTGCAGAGGCAGAAGGATTACAAGCATCAAATCTTCGTATTATTGGAAAGAAAACGTTGAATGAAATTATTGCAAATGCACGTAAACGTAAAGCAGCAAAAGAATATTTAATGTCTAAAGCGGAAAAACGTCAGGAAGTGATAGACAAAACAGGGTATTCTATGAATGATTTGAAACAATTAATCTGCAGAAAATAAAAATAATATATAATTTATTTTCTTATTTCTTGTTTTCTAATTTTTCATTAAATTACTTTTTATTCAACATTTTAATAAAATCTCTAATCTTTTTAATAGTAATATCCACAGAGCTACCAGGTTCTGTGGATATCGTAAGAACAGGAAGCTCTGTAGAAGATACCCATTTTTTATGTTGCTCATCTAATGCCTCCAAATATTCCATAGAAATCTTCTCTTCTCCAGGACGATTGCGAATTTCAATACGCTCTTTAGATGTTGCTGAACTGGTGGAAATATAAATAATTCCACTTACTTTATTGGATGTGTTAAATGTAGAGAACCAACTATCATATAATTCCCATTCCATTTGGTCCATGTCACCTGAATCTCTTAACATTTCTGCAAATACATATTTATCTGTTAAAATAGAACGCTCTGTAATAATAACTTGATTGATATCTCCCATTAAATGGGTATGCATAATTGCATCTCTAATATTTTTAATACGAGTCATAATTGCACAGCTTTGAAAAGTATAAGCCCATCGTTTTTTATCTTCATAAAAGAGCTCCAATAAATTTTTACCATCTGCGTTCTTAAGAGCAGTCCATTGTGCTACAGGTTCATCTACGACATATACCTCTTTCATCCTCTTACGAATTTCCGCCAATAAAGTGGTTTTACCAGCTCCAATATTGCCATCAAGTGAAATAATGATAGTCATTGTACAGAATACTACTATATATTATGAAATTATATGAATCAATTTTTATAATTACGATTATATCTGTGAATATAATCATGATTATATCTGTGAATATAATCATACAAACTATATAGTAGAATGGCAGTATATTTGAGTAATATTACAGATGCATACGGACCACTTTTACAATCACATTGGGAAAAAGAAGAAATTCCACAGCATTATGATTCAATGCAATCGCAATATGTAAATCCTATTCAAAAAAGGCACATCCTGGGTATTGTTGGTGGTAACGAAGTTAGTGTTATTAAAGGTAACTTGGTAGATTTGGAATCAGATCTAAGAGGAATTCATATTCCAAATACATTTGCACCATGGAGACAGTATCAGCCTCCTCAAAAAAATCAAAATGAAATTGTTAGAAAGAATGTTAAAAATACTGTTACAATTAATGTACAAAAAGAACATTTATCTGCATATCAAATGATGGCATATCCCGCAGTAGTAGCACCATTTCCTATGGAGAATGAAGTATGTATGAAACCTGAAAAATACTAATTTCATATCATTTTTATTTAATTAAATTAAATAAAATTAGCTAGTAAAAAGAATGAACTGTTATACAACTCAACAGGCGTTAACTCATCCTAGAAATGATCCATTTCATCAAGTGGATGATATGAGAATTACATCGTATGCATCTCGCTATTATTTAAATCCTCCTGCAAAAAACTGTCCGACAACATTTCCAGTAAATGCTACTACCCGTATTCAATATAGTGGTAACTCTTGGGTAGATGGTGAATGGAAAACAGATGTTGAATCTGATCTCAAAGGAATTTCAAGACTTGGTACGAAAATTCGCTGTGATGCAGTACAATATAATCCTGATAATAATTCTATAAATAACATTCCATTACAACATGCAAGAGATGAAAATGTACCATTAACATTTGCACGCCTTGTTGATCCGCCATGTACTCTTCGTACGACAGGATGGAATCGTTGGCAACCATTGTTTCGTAATCCTCAAGAAACATTTGAAACACCATTTGATTTCTTTATTCCCTCAAGAGATTTAGACAAAGAAAAATACAATACACATCAGGCAAAAACATGCTATACACCCACGGATCAACCCCCTATTCAAGAATTAGGACATGAAAAACATATGTATGGTAGAATGCCATTTATTATGTCATAAATATTCTTCCTCCTCTGGAGTTAATAACCACATTTTATGCTCTTTCATTTTTACCATTTTATTATGCCCATGCACCCAGTTAAAATGTACTAATGTAGCAGAATTACTTACTATATCAGAATCTCCATAAAATACTTTTCCATTAGGATAACTTTCTAAAGGAAGAGAATTCATTCTGCATACAGGTTTAACAAATGTATTAAAATAGGATTGGTCATTGTTATCTAAAGCACATAACAGATATTTCTCTTTTCCTGTTTCAGATACACAATCATATAATGTACACATCTTATCACTTGATTTAATATACATATATCCAGTACACATATTTGTAATATCTTTATTATTTTGAGAATCATTCTGAATCCATACATCATAATGAGCATCATTTTGCCATTTCATTATATCGTGTAAAGGGTCTTTATGAAATACAATATCACCATCCACTAATAATACATTTAATTTCAGTGATAAAAGCCTATAAAGCAATTCCATTTTATAATAACAAATTTTATCATACCCACTTGAATTCCATGGACAAAATTTAACTAATTCAGCATTATTAATACATATAACAGTATATCCTAATTTACTTAAAATAGCGGCACACTTCTTATCAATACTAATAATAAGCACTTTTTTATCAAGACCAAATGGTTTTAAACTTTTAAGCATATTCAAAGTATACAGAATATATCCATAATTGGTGAGTGTTGTTATAACTGTATTTTCATATAAGATACATGATTGTATCTCATTGTTTTCAATATGAATAGACATTATAACTATAAAGGGTCCTGTTAGTTTAAATCACTTTATAGCCTATTGTAGACAACTTTTAGTAAAAATTAAAGGTTGAAATCTGTAGTATGGAAGTAGCAGCCTTGTCTGGTCTTTTAGGATTAGGATATATTATATCCAAGGCAAGTCAAAATAAACAATCTGAGCAATTTACATCAAATAATGTCATGAAATCCTCAAAAACTATGCCACCTACAGATAAGACTTATCCTCTTTTACAAGCAAAAGAGGGATTCATGCCGGCTGCAAGAGGTCCTAATACGGATCCTCTGACACTTGCTCCAAAAGGTGCTTCTGCAACAGGGTTTGGTCCTGCGCTGGATATGATGTATCAAATGCCAAATGGACAAACGTATCCATCTGAACCCAGCAATGGTCCTTACGGTACTGCTTTTGGATATGCTTCTAATAAACCACCTTATGCCCCTCGTTCTACTCCCGGTACCAAACCATCTCCTTCCGCAATTGATTCTAACATTCCTATGATGGAATATCGCTCAGATAATACGGAAGAGCAATCCAATTATATGGATAGCGATTATGTAATTAGTCCATTGTCTGGTCAACGAATCCCATCTACTGAGTTTAAACATAACAATATGCAACCTTTTTTTGGTGGTCGCATCAAACAAAATATGGCTCCTCAAGCGAATACAGGTGTACTTGACATGTATAATGGAAACGGCTCTACACAAATTAAGAAACGTGAAGTGGAAAATATGTTTAAAGCATCTCAAGCCCCCTATGGTAATCCATTCGGCATGGAAGACAATACAGATTTCTTTCAATCACGGATTTCATCTCAAGCCCCCGTTGTACGCAATGGTGAGCGCCCCTTTGAACCCACGAAAGTCGGTGCAGGAATCGGTGAGAAATTCGGATTCACAGGAAAAGGAGGATTTCAACAACTTGAAATTAATGAAATTATGCGACCTAAAGACACGAATGACCTCCGTGTTCTTTCCAATCCGAAAGAAACTTATGACCAACCTGTTATTCCTGGTGGTCATTTTATTGGCACAAATGCTGATATAAGCGACGTAGGTGAAGTTCGTAAATATAAGCCAGATTCCTTCTATATTGATGAATCTGGTGAGCGTTTCTTTGTAACAACAGGTGATGTAATCAAGGAAACTGTTCGCTCTACACAAATTCTACCTCATACAACTCGTCCTGAAACCTCTGTGGAATATGAAGGTATTGCTGCTTCACAAGATTTTAATGAAAGTTATGTGACGGGTTCCTATCGTATGCCTATGTCACAGCAATATGGTGGTGCAGGATATCGTAATGCAGATATGTCAGGTTATTACACTAAGGATTTGGGAGGTAAAGCGGATTATGGTAAATCATCTATTGAGATTCGTCCAAATGAACGTAATGAAACAAGTGAGCGTGTGATGGCACTTAATACGGCTCCTGCAGATAATCAACTCGTATCTGCACACTACACGGATAATGCCAGACCTACAAGACGAAGTGAAACAGTTGGAAATATTCGTATGACTGGTACACCTATTACATTTGGTGACAGAGCTCCTGCAATTACTGTATGGGATCCAAAGGATATTGCCAGAACAACAGTTCGTGAATCTACAATCTATTTGGATCGTCCTGGTATTGCAGGTGGTGATGGTGCAGCTGCCACTCATCGCTTGAAAGTATATGACCCAGATGATATTGCAAAGAATACACAAAAGTCTCAATTGTCTGGCGGGCTTTCATGGACTGGTCCTGGTGGTAATGGTGCATGGAGTGATGCAATGGATCCTACATTTGCATATAATATGAGATCCAATCCTAATAAAGAACAAATTGCTCGTGGTAGAAAACCGATTGCAGGATCAGGTTCTACGGCAACCTTTAACGGAAACCCAGGTCAACAATTATCAAAGAAGTTGGATACTGATTTTATTAATGATCGCCCTCTTGCTATTAATCGCTCTATGGATATTACACCTGGAGTTGGAGATTTGGGTCGCGTAGAATACCGTGTCCCTTTGAATCTGGATGTCAGTCGTGAGCGCAATACATATTCAGCCGTTTCCGCAGTGGATAATAATCCGTTGATGCAGAGTTTGCGTAAAAATGCAGAGCTGGATGAAGCGGCGATTAAAGAATATCGGCAGTATTTGTCGGCACAGGGATAAAATGTGGGGATAGTATAGAATGTCATATAATCAACACGCTGCGAAGGAGGCTAAACGAAAGGCTGCACGAGATAAACTAATAATAAGTTATCAAAAAGAATTAAACAACTTATCAATGTATAATAAGAGTGAACAACCTAGTATAAAAAAACAAATAGAGTATCGTCTTAAAACGATATATAACACAATCGCAAAAGAACAGCAAAATATCAATAATGCTAAATATACTAGATATAGGGCTGGACCTGAATTATATCAGGGAGGTTATCGCAAACGTAAAACCCAAAAACGCAAAACCCGCAAATCCCGCAAATAAGAATATAAAGACACATTGCTACAAATTACATAAGAAATGGAGCAAGAAAAGAAAAACGAAGTAAAAGTGAATTCATGGTGGAACTCATCTACAGAGTTTTTGTCACGATATCAATTTGCATGGGGTCTACTACTTGGTAGTCTTACTACTGTAGTAAGTTATTCAGTATATTCATCTTGTCATTCTACTAATTCAAACTCATATAGAAAAGATTGTGTATTGTAAAGTGTATTTGCTGTAAAATTGTATAACGGTCTAAACAATTACTATCATTGAATGATTAAATGGATAATACTCCAATGATATTAACGGGACCTTCTGGCTGTGGGAAGAGCCATTGGATTCAGAAATATGCCGAAAAAGTACAAAAACAATTATTTGTATGTCCATGCCGAAAAGACAGAACATTGAGAGATGGTCGTCAGAAACTACATGTATGGGCAAGACGAACAGAGCCTGCGATTCTATGGTTAGAAGGTGCAGATGATTTAACTCCAGAGGCACAGGCATTTTTACGCAGAATTCTTGAAACACATGCATCTGATGTTCTTTTTATTTTGGAGTGTCGTGATGCAGGTCGTCTTCAAGAACCAATTCGTTCACGTTGTATTATTAAAAAGATTTATCAACCTGAATGGAGCCACTTAGAAGAATTCTTAACAACTACATATCAACATAGTACTATTTCAGAAATTAAAGAATATTTAAAGAAAAACGAGTACTCTTATCGTCGTGCAATTCAATGTGCATTTTTACAATTAGAATATCCTGATATATGGAAAAATACACTGGAGCATCGTTTGCTTGAAAATCAAGCAATTATTAAATTATCACCTGATAACTTAATACAATATATTAAAGAAGGATATAATCCTGAAACATTATCAATATCATTGCTATCAAATGAACAAATATTGAAAGACTACGGTGCATGCACTGAATTATCAGGGTCAATGTGGGCATTTTTGGGTAGTGCGTTATATAAGGTGTCATCAACAACACAGAATCAAGAAGAATGAATAGAGGAGCGGATTCCATTCTTTCAGTGTATTCCGATGCACGAGCTGAATATACAAAGCAATTGTGTGTTTATCTTGTACCTGCTTATTTTCAATTCTTTATTGATTTGCTTGAAAAAAGTAAACACACTGTGGTAAATGAGTCTAAAAAGATGTTATGGCAATTTCAAACATATTTGAATGAGATTCACGATTGGAATATGGAAAAAGTAAATAATGAAATCCATATTATTAATAAAAATTGTGGATGTGATTATCTGGAGGATCTGTTAACTGCTGTATTTATTGCGCATACAAAAGTTCTAACTGCAATTCGGCTTTCTTCTAATAATAAAAAGGTTGAAATTACTGTACCAAAAGTGGAGCATTTTTTGTTTAAAGTTTTGTGTGAAACATCTAAATTGTTATGGGGGTCTACTTATTTATTTCGTGATGGAATTTCTGGAATTGAAAAACAGCAAAATTACCGAACAATTGAAAATATATTGAATGAAGGTATTCTTCTTGCTATTAGAAATTTAGTACCTGTTAAATCTATTTTAAAGAGTTTTGTGAATAATGATTCAGATGATGTTAAAAACACTGGTACTATGAATGATGCTATAAATGATACACCTGAGAATAAAGCAGATGATGACAGTGATGATGATATAGAGAAAGATGGTCCGGCAGACTCTGTAGATATAACTATTTCAAAATCAGAGTCTACTCCTGCTCCTTCTTCTGTTCCTGCTCCTGCTCCTGCTCCTGCTCCTACTTCTATACTATCTTCTATATTATCCCCTTTTACTTCCGAGCCTCTCAAAAATGAAAAATCAGAATTACAAGATACACTGAAATCTGCTCCTCAAACGATTGTAATTGAAGATAAGCCTACGGTTAGTTTTGGAGAATTTAATGCAATGTTTGATTCTGATAATCCAGACAAATCTGATATGATTAAAGACATGGAAGATGAAGATGAAGACCCTGTTCTTGAAATAATGGATGATGTAGGAACATCATTATCATCTGGAGTTGATTTTATTAATTTGGATGAAGATGCAAAAGACAGTACGGGAGACCCTGAACAAATTGGCTCAGATGATTATGAAGAATTATAAGTGCGGACAACAATAGTGTGTTTTTCTCGCAAGAGTTGAATAATGACGCCTGTATGGTTCCCGTGGATGTTTATAGGAGGAATCGTTTTTATAGTATTAAGTTTTGTTGGAGCAAAATATAAAGATAAAGAGTATAAAAATATTCAATTCTTACAAGACTTTATAAGTGGTTCTATTCTTATTGCATTTACAGGTGTATTAGTACCTGATATATTTCCTATATTGAATTTACCTATTAATTTAAATACAGATACGAATGAATTTGATTTACAAGTGGGTCCGCCTCGTTTGGCAGGACGGTAAAATAAATAGATAAATTTATAAACAGCATGTAGAAATGTCTACAACGATATATGATAGTTCATTATTAACACAGCGCAAACAAGCAAAAGCAGAATCAGGTTCGTTTATTAATCGTATTCAGAATTATGCAAACCCAAAGACAGGTTACAGCCCTGCCTTAGGAATTTATGACCAATCTATTATTAATTCTGTAAAAGATGGTACTATGAAATATTACAGAAAAGGTACAGGAGGAGTTACACTTGTTGATAATGGATGCCCTTGTGCACAATAAATGGAAATTGTGTATCATTATAATAAATAATAAAATATTATAAAGTATTAACTTTATAATATTTTATAATATACAAAATATAATATAAATCATGATTTATATACCTAAAGAATATATTTGGTCTTCTTGTGGAACTTTATTTTTCCAGATGAATTGTTGAAACACAGGACGATGCAATTGCTCACGAGGTATAGCATTATGTACATCATGTGCTATACGAATATATAAATCAAATCCGTCATATCTCTCATTTCCATCTTTATCTTCATATATAGTGCGTCCTGTATCGTCTACAGTCCAACTCCATAATAAATTATACAGCTGTGATTTTGTTTCATAAACTTTCCATGAATCATCTTGGCTCATAATTGGGATATTTTTCCCCTTCTTTTTTGAAGGAGGGTCATCAAATAAACCATCAATTAAACTAACAGCTAATCTGCATAAATCAAAGGATGGATTCGGAACATTTTTAGGTTTATTATGATCAAAAAATGGACCAAAATTATATTGATCGCTTGCATCTTGATCAGGCCAATGGTCATCAGATACCCATAGATGATTTCCTAATCTAAAAATAGCACGTCCAAAATCAATAATACTGAAGATTTTACCATATGTAGGAATTCGCCATACAGATCCATCTTTAATTTTATAATATAAATATTTCTTATCAGTTGCTCTCCATAATATATTATTAGAATGCAAATCATTGTGTGTAAAACAAATTGCACTTTGTAAAAATGTAAGTGCAGAAATTACTTGAAACAACCAAGCAATCCAACGCAATTCCCATCCTTGAGAATTACGCTCATGCCCATCAATTTCATCTTCATCAATAAGCGAATCCATAATACCTTCATGTGCTTCTTGTTTAATAATAATAATTGGCATATTAGGAATTTCAAGACAAATATCTAAATCAAGTTGAACTGTTCCATCTGAATCATCTGAATCATATTCGGAACCACTGTTTGAATCATTATCTGAATCACTGTTTGAATTATCAGATTCATCTGGAGTATCAATTTCGGATTCATTCTTATTTTTATCAGCATGTGATTTTTTAAGAGATGAATTTGTAATATTTTTATTAATTTCAAAAATATTTTTTGAGTTCTCTACTTCCTCCTCTATATTATCAAATGTAAATGACTTTACAGATTCTACATCCGTATTATCAACCTGCTCTACACTACTATCTAATTGTTCTAATTCTTCATCATCGTCAAAAGGACATGTAGTAATTTCTTTATAAATATCGTCATAATTTGGAATATCTTCAGAATCAATATCATGCTGTATTACAATCTTTGCACTATGTGATTCCATTCCTTTCCAAAACCATCTGCATTGACGATACGTATCATATTCATTTGTAATATTGTATTGATAACTTTTACTAATGCCTGTAAATGAGCCATAAAACAATACACAATGCGGAGTTAAATCTAATTCTCTAAAGCGACTAAGTATAAAATTGGCAGTTGCATCTACATATGCCTGATTATTATGACTATGCAATTTAAGAAGAGTACTTTTCCATGTTTTTTCACTTTGAGGAAGCAAAGGGTGCTCTGGACAAACGTATTTTTCTTTAATCATATCAATCGGATTAAGCAAATGAATAATTTTGGTAAACACATCACACGGCTCGGATTTACTTTCTTCATTAGAAGAATTTGTAATGATTCGGGTTGCTTTCCAGAATTTAGGTTTATCCTGTGAAATCCATGAATCAATCTGATATTTAGACGGGAGCTCCAGATTTTTATGAGATAAAACAGAATCAGGAATTGTAAACATATCTAATGCTGGATTGTATCGTTGCAAATGTGTATAATTAGAAAAGGTTTCATAATCGTTTGCAGAAATGTCATGCGTTCTGCAAGGATCTGTTTGAAATAATTTCAGAACGGACCTCATTCTCTTTCATTAGAAGACTTATATGTGTGTTTATATGGCGCACATGAAAAAATGATAAATGTACTAGACATATAATGGCAGCACAACAAGGTGGTGTAAATGTTAATCTCCGGAAGTTTGTAATGAAATCTATTCCACAAGACGCCGTTGCTGTATTTATTGGACGTCGTCGTACTGGTAAATCAACTCTTGTAAGGGATTTATTGTATCATCATCAGGATTTGCCTATGGGATGTGTTATTTCAGGTACAGAAGAGTCAAACGGTTTCTTTAAAAAGATGGTTCCATCCATGTTTATTCATGGAGAATATAATGCTGTTATTTTGGCAAATTTTGTAAAACGCCAGAAATTGGTTATGCAGAAAATCCAACAAGATTCGGACAAAGGAGTTACATCTGCGATTGACCCTCGTGCATTCTTAATTTTGGACGATTGTATGTATGATGATTCATGGACACATGATAAAAATATTCGTTATCTGTTTATGAATGGACGTTGGCTCAAAGTGTTTTTCATTATTACTATGCAGTTTCCACTTGGTATTCAACCTGCACTTCGTACAAATGTAGATTATGTGTTTATTCTGAGAGAGCCCTATATGAATAATCGTAAACGTCTTTATGAAAATTATGGCTCTGCATTTCCATCGTTTGAATTCTTCTGTCAAATGATGAATCAATGCACACAGAATTATGAATGTCTTGTTATTAATAATAATACACAGAGTAATAAATTGGAAGATACTATTTTTTGGTATAAAGCGGAGGTACATGGTGAATTTAAAATGGGTGCACCTGAATTGTGGAGACAGTCTGAAATGATTGCAAGAGGTGGAGGTGAAGCAGATAATCCCAATTTTGACCCACAAGCAAGTATGCGTCTACGAGGTCCGGCTATTAATGTTCAAAAACGATATTAATCAATAACATAATGTACTAATAGAAATGCAATATACAGATTTATTTAGAATTATTTGTCTCATAATTCTTATTTGTGTTTTATTATTTTATGTGAATGTGACTGAAGGATATGCGGATTCAGTTCCTTCTTATTGTTTAACTGCTGGTACTAAATATTCAAAAGGTTATATACAATTTATACAGGGTTTGACGGGAGAAGATATATCTACTATAAGAGTATATACACCATCTGAATGCAATAAATTAGAAGGGTCTGTATATAGTGATAGCAGATGTTATAAATTAAAAAATAATAAAAAAAATACAAATGATATGTATGATATGAGTTCTGATAATGTAGATATAAAGTACCACGATAAATGCGGAGGTCTTAATAAATTACCTGTTACTATTCCACAAGAATGTAGTGTAGATGAACATGTACTTGGTAAAATGAGTAAAGCGTTTAGTATAAACCGTAAGAAACCTGCGAAACCATTGGTATTTGATAATAATGGATTTAGAATTTATACTAAAAATGAATGTGATAAATTTAAGGGAAAATTTTCTCCAATGGCAGATATAATAAAAGAATTACAAGGGACTAAAGAAGATACTGATAATTTTGAAAAGATAAATGGATCAGAATATGGATTCTGTATGGGTGATAGATTAGAATTAAGTATGATATGTGGTACAGATGAAGCTCCTAGTGCTACATCTGAAGTATCCGATATAATGAAAAAAAGTATAAAAGGATGGTTGGCATAAATACGCTATAATATTAGATATTATTAGAAATTATGAGGCGTATTGTAATACTTGTGATAGTACTTGTTATGCTTCTTGCGTTTACATTATTTAATAATACATCAGATGGATTTGTTGATGTAGGAAGATGTGGAGTAGACCTACCTGCATGTTCTGGTGAACGTGTACGGTGTATTAATGGATATTGTAAATCTGACCAAATACATCATATGCCTAAATTATCTGATTTACAAATGATACCATCTGCTTCATATTAATCTACGCTATATTTTACTGATAATAAAACCTAACCATTTGCTAGAAAAATGGTCCATCCGAAAGCAATGGGAATTGGAGCAATGCTTGTTTTACTTGTTGCAGCAGTTGTACTATTACCGATGCTAGTTAAATATATTGATAGAATGGAACCGCATTATGTTATTTCAGGCTTTCAGGATATGCAAGTGGAAAATGTACCTTCGGTAGATGGTATGACACAATCCGATTATGTTCCTGACAAAAACACAAATTATTTGTGCAAAGTGGATGCGAGTGGTAAATCGTGTCCTGAAGGAACATTCTGTGATGGATCTACACAGTCCTGTATTTCAAATTATGTAGGCGGACCTGTACCCGATTCAGGTTATTTTTCATAAATTATAAAATAAATAATGTATATCATTATGTTTTTATAATTATAGCAATGAATGTAGTTATTCTTTAGAATCTTCTACAGGCTTTTCTACAGGCTTCTCTACAGAGGGTGACTGTGCTGTATTTTCAGGTTGAACTACTGCATTTTCAACCTTACGTTGATGTGCCAAATCACCTTGTCCATTAAACATACCGCCAAACTGCTCCGTTACAGTTGATTTTGCACTAAATACCTGTTTAGATGCCTGTGTACGCTCCTCAAAAAACTTCTCACGTGAATCTTCATTTTCTTTATACTTCTTCATCAACGTATTAAGCTGGTCATTGTTATAATCCTGGTCCTGAACCTCATGAGGCGAAGGATCCCAAGGAGTCCATTTGCCAACTTCACCCATAAAAATGTTATGGTATTTATCCTTCTGTTGAAGTTTCTTAGCCTTTAGTTCAGCCTCTTTAGTGTTATTGTATACACCTCTAACTTTCACACCACGCATAGACGTACGAAATTCATTTAGAGCATAAAATTCTTCTTCCAATTTGGACTTGTTAGAATACATAAATTCATCATATGCATCTACAATCTTAGTTTTATTAAGATCACTACGATTCTTCTGAATAAAGGAGGAATACGTACTAATTACTCCATCAATGCTCAACCTATTTTTACGGCAAATTGCTGCAGAATCTGATTGGTCATTCTTTTCCAATTCACGAGCACGCTCATCCAATTCGTCATTTACATGTTTAACAACATCTACCAAATATTTCTCAAGATTTTTAACCTTCCACTCTACTTCATAATTTTGCAGGAACTTTTGAAAGAAATATAGTTCTTTTTTATCTAGAACTTTCTCCGGACTGAGAAAACTAAGTAGTACATAACGCTGACCAGGAATCTCAGTATCCTCGTCAAGAAAGTCTTCCAATACGGCAGTTTCTTTCTGGCTCATTTCTAAAGAATCTTGAGTTGCCAACCTTTAGACTCTTGAATATATAAATGAAGTATTTATTTATTGCGAGTTTTTTTCTTGGTATGAAATATAGAAAATGATGGGCTACGGATTTGCTGAAATTGTCAATCGCGTTATTAAATATTTGATCGAGGGTCTTGTGATTGCCGCCGCCGCTATCTTTATCCCTAAACGCGCTCTCCCCCTTGATGAGGTCGCTACCCTTGCCGTCCTTGCCGCTGTCGTGTTCGCTATCTTGGACGCTGTTAGCCCCAGTGTTGGCGTTACTGCTCGACAGGGAGCCGGATTTGGGCTTGGCGCCAATTTGGTTGGGTTCCCCGCACGTTTGTAATCACCCATTTCCGAAAATGTTGTCACCCATTTCATGTATTAGCTAAAACTCTTCATATATCCCCTCCTGACTCATTTTGCATTTTTGACCATTTTTTGAGACCTTTTATGTTTTTATAATTTCTTAATTTTTTCTATAATTATATTTTTGTATTTAATATCACTTGTAAGTGACATTATGTGCGATTGATAAATTACAGTACTTGAAATAAATACGCAAGAAACTTCTTCATTTTTAAGAAGCTCTATTTCTTTTTGAATGACGCTGCGCCAATCATATACATCATTCCAAACATCTACCTGATTAATATGAATGATAGAATATCCCTCTTTTATACATTTTTGTATTTTCTCTACATCTTTTGCCTGAACACTTTCAGGGCTATTCCAATTTGAAATTTGTTGAAAATGTTGCTCTCCATCTACTTCAATAAGTATTTTGCCTACTCCAAAATCAAATGGCATAATATTATTTGTTTGTGAAAATCGGCACCAATCAAAACGTATCTGTGTTTTGCACTCAGGATAGAATTTTAAGAATTCTAACATTTTTGCCTCTGTTTTATTTTTACAATAAGGACACCAATATCCAGATAGCACATTGTATAACATAGAATTAAACTCCGAATGACATATATCACAATCAAATATTACTCTTTTATTAGAACCTTTAAATGTTTGACGAGGATCTATTGTATTTTTAGAACTCCAACACACTATTTTAGAATGCGAAGCAAATGATTTTTCAAAACAGGTTTTACATTCTTTATCGCATAATTTTCTATTTGAACAAAATGAACATTGATTTCCTCGGTTATAATAATGATTTGGTGTTGTTTCATGTAAATGTTTGCAGAGTAGACAATTAAATTTGTAATTTTTATTAGATTGCAGAAATACATATCTTGGTTCTACTTCATTTACAGGAGACCATGCCTTTGCCATTTCATGAGATGCACATGTTTTTTCAAAACAAATACTGCAATCATCATCGCATATTTTTTGATTACTACAATACGGACAATATTTATCATTTGAAATACTATATAGTTTTACTTCAAATATATGTACACAATCTACACACTGAAACCAACATTTCTTATCTGAGCCGCGTAGCATCTGTCTTGCGCTCTTCTCATTCCGAATAGACCATGCATCTGCCATAGGATGCGATGCAAATGATTTTTGAAAACAAAACAGACAGTCTTTTGCATCACATAATCCATCACGATTGCAATATTTACACCATTGACCCATATTCACATTTTTAACCATCATCTCCAGCTCATGCCCACAATCATCACAATTAAATAAATATTTTTTATTACTACTACGAAGAACTTCAGATGCACTCACTTTATTTTTAGAGCTCCAATAAATAGCTTTGGGATGTGTTGCAAATGACCTCTGATTACACACATCGCATTGACCACATAGTTTTTTAGAAGTTGGCGAACAACTCATTTTGTTTTGCCATAGAAAAGTGGAAAGAAAAGAATCAATTTTTGTATCTTTGGTTTGGTATAGGTCCTAACTTAATACTTCCAATTTTAATTTTCCACCCGGTAAAAATATGCGTTCAGAATATAGAGATGTCACTTGAACGCAAATATGCTCAACGCCTAACTCGTCGCTTCGCACTTATTGATAACTGGGTTGCTACCTTTGCTCAATCTGATTTTGATGCATGGGTTGCCGCAAACCCTGGAAAAATTAGACAAGATGGAAATTTGTACACTGTTGCTGGAAATAGCGCTGGAAACAACTTTCTTGATGTTCTTCAGGGAAACAATGGTGCAACAGCTTTAGATCATAACGATGGTCTAAATAATTCTGTAAAGAAAACCATCAAGGATTTTGGAAAAGAAATTCGCATTGGAAATGCAGGTGAATCTGATATGTTGGTATTTCGTCTTGTCCAATTTAGCGGTCCAGCTGCATCCAACGGTGTACCTGGTGACACAGCTTTGCTTACTGCATACGTTGTTGTTGAGAGCAATGCTGATGATCTTGTTTCAAGTAATAATGGTAGATATCGTATTGCTGTTGCTCGTGTTTAAATTGTAGTATATAACATTTATTTTTTATTTGTATTCAAACTAAAAAATAAATAAGAAATATAAAGTATTCTTGAGAACTATATAATAATTGTATTATGTATACTGCTGTTATTATTGAGCCAAGACAACATAAGGCATTATCTTTTGTTATACATAATATTCTTGAAAATTTACCGGATGAATGGTGCATACTTGTTTTTCATGGAAATGAGAATAAGGATTTTGTAGAAGAAATACTACAAACGTTGTATGCATTTAAACATCGTATTCTTTCACCGATTCAACTGGATATTACAAATTTAACAATTTATCAATATAATAAAATGCTAGTAAATTCTAATTTTTATAAATGTATTCCTACTGAAATATTTTTAATATTTCAAACAGATACTATGATTTTACATCAAAATAGGCATTTAATAAATGACTTTTTAAAGTATGATTATGTGGGCGCTCCATGGCGTAATGGATGTGTTGGAAATGGTGGATTTTCATTACGAAGAAAAAGTAAAATGATTGAAATATGCGAGAAGGTGCCTCATTTTAATTATCATTTCAATGAAGACGTTTATTTGTCACTTCAAAAACTTATAAAAATATATAAACCTAACTGGAGAAAGGCTATGATATTTTCAGTAGAAACTATATTCTATGAATCAAGCTTTGCAATACATTCTCCTTGGAAACATTTAAATACACATGAGATGGGAGTATTACGAAATAAATATCCTGATATTGATATATTAATTGAATTGAATAAGTAATTATCGTAGAGCTAATAAAGCTAGTCCAGCAGCTCTACCCGAATCAGTTGATAATACTAACGCAAGCAGAATACCTATAATTATAACGATAACAATTTCATATGTTTGAGATGGATTACTTAAACTAAATTCTTCATGTGTGTCATATACATATTTTTGAATAGATGTCAAGACAACCGCGAATAAAATGGCATGAATGAATGCAACTGTCCATTTACTTCCCTTAGATGGTAAATATAATAAAATTCCAGGTGTTAATACTATAAATAATACAATATATATGATATACGGCTGTAGATTCATTCTATACTATATAATAATAAAATATATAATATTAATATATGGATAGAGACAATATTTATAATCGTGATAAAGGTGATAATGATATTCAATATGAAAAGAAGATACTTTATAAATTTATATCTAATAATACCATAATTAGTAAGTTCTCTATAGCAGATATTAATGAATTACTCGCAGTTAACTGGACATTACAGGCTTGGAATACTAAAAAACAACAAATATGGAATATGATTAAAAATGACGAACGAGATTATAGAAATAAATTAAAAACACGGTTTGTACAATGTGGTTTGAGTGAGAATGATGCAACAACATTATCATCGTTAGATGAGTCTTTTACACCATTAGATATATCTTTTAGAAAAAATAAAACACTACATGAACTAGATGAAATAAGGATAAATGTATGTAGAAAATTTGACAATGATAAAAAAGCCAAACGTATAGAAACACAAAAACAACATAAAAACGAAAAAAAAAGGCATATTCAAGAAAGAAAAAATAAAGAAGCATATATAAAAGAATACGACAATAAAAAACTGACTTTAGAATCCAATAAGTTAGATAAGAAACGTCTAGACAATACTATGATAAAGAAAAAAAAAGAAGAGCAACAAATAATTAATAATAGATATCAGAAGATACTTAATTATAAGAGAGAATTAACACAATATTCAGAAGATGCCAAAATGTTACATGAACGAAATAAACTAAATAAACAAAAACAAAGACAAAGAGAACAAAGACAAAGAGAACAAGGCGAACAAGGAGAACAAGAACAAGAAAAAATACAAATTAATACAAGTGTAGTTGAAAACGCTATGAAAAAACGTTATGAGAAACATAAAAATTATATGCTAGAGCAAACAGCAAAAAATAAAAGACTTCAAGATAATTATAACCAAGAATTCGCACGAAACATGATAGAATACAAAAAAACTATGAATACTACAAAAGATGGACTAGATGTCCTAGGTATCCCAAATGAATTTGATGAACCATGCGAACCATGTAAAATATGTAAACTCGATAATAATAACAATAACAATAACAACAACGATAACATAGGCAACTCTTTCTTTGTTAATCCAAACCCTGAAGGAACTAAAGGAAAAGGATATAAATATAAAAAACATACAAAACGCTCAAGAAAATTACACAAAAAATCAAAGAATCATACTCGTAGATCATAATATTTATTATAGTTTAATAGACTTAATATATTGTAAAAACTCTTTATCGCATAATGTAATATCCATCATATCTCCATTTGAAATAATGGATTGAATTTCTGGATGGAGTGAGCAATGAGAAGTGCGTATCAATGATATTTGGAGATTTGTTCTGCTTACAAGCATTGGAGTAGCAAGAAATGTAGATAGCCTACCATAACAAATTATTGATTTAGGACTATAATATTTTACTTGTGCAATATGTTGAAAATGTTCATCTATAATATCAACTCCTTTGTCTTGAATTGGAAAACGATGTTGTATTTTTTGAGCTGGACGAATATCGGGATACACATAAAAACGTGATTGGTATACACGTGATAAATGCAGAGCAGAATAATATTCAAATATTGTGGGAAGATGTGTAAGACTCTTCATTTTTTGTTCAAGAAAACATATATGATTTGCAAGTTTGAACATGTTATAAACTATATTATAGATTTTAGGCTCATATTATAGCATTGTACTATAATAATTTTATATTTATTATAGCATTGTACTATAATAATTTTTATATTTATTATAGCATTGTACTATAATAATAATTTTTATATTTATTAATACTTTTTAAAGACATCATAAATTCATTTTCACATATAGATATCTGATTTATTTTATTTGTAGAAATCAATTTATGAAGATCTATATGCAACGTAGAATTATGTGTATATATCAATGATAATTCTAATGGATTATGTTGCATTCTTTCAGGAATTGTTATAAATTGCTCAAGTTTGTTTGATTCCATATCATCATTATGATAATCTACCAGAGCAACATGTTTTCCATCTTGATCTGAAATAAGTTCATCATGCGAGAAAAAATGTCCAAAATATTGTTTTTTATGCAACGGTATATCCTTATATACTAGAAAGGGTTTTTGATATTTGCGTGTCATATATAATGCAGAATAATATGTAAAAACCAATGGAAGAGGAGCAATAGTACACATCCGTTTTTCTAAAAAATGAATGTGTTTTATAAGGTTTGACATGTTATTGTATACTATTATGAAATAGTGTTTAGATTGTTATTATATTATTATGTTATTTTCTAGAAACGTCATATGTTTAATACTATCTATATGACGTTTCTTTTGATAGAATTGATATGTTCCTCCACATTCACATGTATGAATGGCACGGTCTCGTTCAATTCTTTCTTTAACTTTTTTATCTTTAGCAATCTGTTTTTCTTCTAGCTCTGTTGCATTTGTATCTGCATTTTCTTCTCGTTTCTTTTTAGCCCATGCATTTTTTCGTAATTGTATTTTTTCTCTATTTGCATTGACATATTTTTTATATTGTTCATTAATATGTTCTTTATTTTGTTGAATATATTCAGCAGCATGCTGTTTACGTTCAAGTTTCTTTTCATCAGATAGATTTTGTACATATTGTTTCTGTTTTTCATTAAGTAGTGCACGATTTGCTTCACGATATTCTGCCTCTTTTGTAAGAATTTCTTCATGGTGTTCTGCACGATATTTCTTTGTTCGCTCAATGGCTTCTTGACGATGATTTGCAGTGTATTGGATTATAGTATCATTGTGTTTTTCTTTGTATTCTATATGATATTGTTTATCATATTCTTTTTTATTTTGTTCAGATTGATATGATTGATATGTATTAAGACATAATGGGTTATTTTTATGCAATTGGATGTATGCATTTTCTTTTTCTAGTAATTCTTCTTTTGTATTACATGGAAAATTTTCTATTAATTCAATAAATATTTCATCTAATGGAATATCAAAGAAATACACAAAATCACCACTATGAGTTTTGTTTTTTATTGCGTATTTATGTGATGCGAAACGTGTCAGGAGAGATGATGTAGTAGAACCATAGTAATAATGTCCATCTTTACAATATAATCTATATATTTTTCCATTTGTATATTTATTTTCTATATCTTTCTTTTCTTCTTCTGTATTATCTTCTATATTCTCTTTCAAATAATTTAAACATAATGTGTCATTTAAAACAGATTGAAGATGTTTATGTTCATATGTATCTAATTCTTTTTTAGAATAACAAGATATTTTTTCAATTAATTCTATTTTTATATTATCCCATCCAACTGATGCAATATAATTATACATTGCATTATGTTTATTTTTTGATTCTTGTTTATGATTATTTAGTCGTGTTGGTAAATCAGATACAGTAGCTCCAATATAATAATGCCCATCATTGCATATAAGGCGATAAATTTTACTATTCTGATATATAGTATCATTTATAGATTTATTTTCAATCTTATCATTTAAACATAATGTATCAGTGGATGTACGTAATAAATATTCTTTCTTTTTCTCTTTTAATGCAATATTTGAATCACATGGAAAATCTTCTAATAATTCAATTGATACATTATTCCATCCTACTGTATTCATATATTTATATACTGCATCAGTAGACTTTGATGAAGTTGATTTATGAACATTAAACCGAATATTTAATGGTTGTATAGTAGCTCCAATATAATAATGCCCATCCTTGCATACTAATCTGTATATTTTACTATTCTTATAGTTATTACTCATTTCTGATATACTATATATATCTTAATTGTTATTTAAACTCGTTATTATTCATAAAAATAATAATCTTGTCAAATTTCATATATTTTTTAAAATCACCCGTATATGTATTATAAATATTAAGAATTGACTAAACCGTGCGGACGTACTGCCAATACTGGTCCTTACATATTTTCTCCCACGTCTTATCCTGCAAATATAGTTTATCCCGATTTTTCAATAATGGAAAACATGCCAAATACTCGTCCATTTCAAGTAATTCACAGAATTTATACAGAACATATCCATAAGATAAGAAATTTCTACGACCTTTTGGACAATGTTTTTTAAATGATGGTTGAATTTCACGAAACATATGACGTAGTTTCTCTTCGTCTTCGCGAGACATAAATGGTGCATTTTGTCCATTTAATCTGTTAATAATATGAGGAATATGTTCATAATATTTGGAGTATTTCATTTTTCTAAGAATTTCGCGAAGTTTTGTAGGTTTAAGATGGCTCATATTTGTAATCTGCTCTCGTTTTAATTGATATAAAATAGCATCATATACTTCTGAAGGAATTTCAGTACTTTCTTTTGCTTGAAATTGTGCTAACCATTCATTAAAATGATTAATTTTCTTATAAGCATAATAACAGATTTCACGAGGTGGATCCTTGTAAGAGGGTTTATCACTATCCACCAAAATAAATTCTTGATGACCACAGTTTGAACATGTAAGATTTGCTTCATTAAGGCACATATTCATTTCATTACCACATAATTCACATAGAGTCCAAGGATCATCATATTCTTCTGTTGTATTTCTCGCCATAATAGGATCTTCAAGTTGTAAATAATCATTTAAGAGTTGATTACGCTGAAGTGATTTTTTTTCAGGATTAACATTTGTATTCATAGAAGTTTGTCTTTCTCCTTCAGCAACTTCTTCTAAAATAGCAAGAATTGAACCAGGTTTTGCCTTATTTGAACTACCAATACGATTTCCTTGTTGAATTTGTTCTTGAATATCATAATAATTATACAGGATATCACCTGTGCGAAGATAATAATCCATTACATCCGTTCCATCCTCAATTGCTTTTATTTTCTTCTCAAGTGTTTCTATTTCTCTTTCAATACGCCATATTTCAATATCAGATGAGGTTGCTTTAATTTTATTTTGTAGTTCTTTAACACGCTCCTGATATCCATTAATATTATCTTTTTCTTCTAACATTGTTTGAATTTTTTGATTATGAATCGCATCTAATGTTGTACGAGCTTCAGGATTACTACGTTTTGAGCTCTTTACTTTAAAAAATGGATTATCACTCATTGCTGATACGGTAACAGTGGATTAGTTTTAGGTCGGTAGTTTTGGGCGATATAAATTATCGTATTAGATATCTCCATAAAATAAATAATTGACAGTAATTTGCTCTATAGGTTCCTGACGGTTTTCATTAATTTGTATCATTAATTCTGTAATTCTACGGGTCATTTCTGCATTATCTATCTTAATTAGTCCTGTAGGTGTATATCCAAATGGTGAACAAAA